TTATGAACTTGAATAGCAACTCTCATATATAAATGTTGAGGTCTTTCAACAACCTTACCATCCATTTTCATTAAATAACTTTTTTCAAGGGTTTTAAATCCAAAATAATCAAACTGGTAATCACGCGTATAATCAATAGCATCATTAAGCTTATCCTTATATTTTCTTACTAATAAAATGATATCATCAGCTAAAATAGGTGCAGGAGTACCATTTTTATCGACATTATTATATAATTTTTCCATAACTTCACTGAAACATTCTGTGGTATTTTTATGCATATTACTGATAACAATACGTGATGCTAATTTACCAAACTCTAAGTTTTCTGTCATACTGATAGCAATTCGAGCAGCTTCTTCGTCTAACTCAATAGAACTAACCCCATCATAAATTGTTGAAACAACTTTTTGTGCAACAACATCAGTATCAATAGTCTTTAATTGCCCTAATAACTTGTCATTTTGTAATTTTTTCAAACGATAAACAATCTTGTCAAAACTTAAATTTTCTAAATGACCATCACGCTTTTTAATTTTCATATTTATTGAACGTTATAATACTCTCTAATAATTTTTTTTTCGATTTTTTTTAAATTATTAAATGTCACCATTTTAGAACTATCCAGTTTTAATCGATAATTTAGATTTAAAAATAAGAATTATTGTAATTTATGGACTTGTCAATAAAAAAAAAAAATTCTCAAAATTCATCCCATTCAGATGTCGCTACAGAAACAGATACTAATCATGTCTTAAATAAATTAGAATTTCTTGCATTAAATAATGGTTGGAACGACAAAAATGAAAAACTAATTGTGAGTATAGGATATAATTGTGGTATTTATAAACAATTACACGAACAATCTTCTAGATTTTATAAAAAGTTAAATAAAATCATCAATTTGTCTTTGCTCGTTTTTAGCGTATTTTTAACAACTGATTCTGTAATTAATTTATTAAAAGATGATATTCTTTTAATTGTTCAAAAAATAATCATCTTTATTGTTGCCATTATATCAATTATGAATAATTTTTTAAAATACGGAGAACTATCTGAACAACACTTACAAGCAGCAAATACATTTAATTTAGTATATAACGATATTAGAAATATGATGTGTATTTATAGAAAAGATAGGATGAATGCTGTTAAATATATACAACGAACTCTCAAAGAATACGACCAACTAGAGATTAGTTCACCAGAAATCCCCCAAAGACTCATTAAAAAAATGGAAACTAAACTTAAAACAGATGATACATATAAATTCAAGGATATTACTATGCCCACTAACCAATTGAGAGAAATTGAAGTTATTATTGATAAGAATGAGAATCCTAATAATAGTTTTGAATTAAATGCCCTTAATGTTAAAAATACTACACAAGATACAAAAAATAAATTTAAAATAAATAATATGCAAAATTTAGAACAAATACACGAATGTTTCAGAATAGATGGAGAACTATCTGAAAATGATAATATTACATTATCAGATGTTCAAAATTTCAGAAAAAATGCACTTGACTTACAAACACAATATGAATTCAACAGATTTATGAAACAAGTTTAATTTCACAAACAAGTTTAATTTCACAAACAAGTTTAATTTTATTTAATTAATTTAATAAAACTTAAATTAATTGAAACAATTAATCAAATTTTTCCTTTTTGTTACTAACAATCATGTATTCCAAAGCGCAAGATGACCCAGAATGATGTGACAAATCAGGCATAACTCCTCCAACACCTTTTAACTTATTTCCTTCTACTATTACAGTTTTACAAGGAATTGTATTAATTTGTAATTGTGGAGATAATCCTTTCTTGTTTTGTTTTTTTTCAAACTTTTTCATCTTTTTTACTATAGAACTGTATAATTCCTTTTTATGAGTTTTGGTTATTTCATTTTGTAACATTACTAATTCGGTAGAACTCCATGTTTCTTTAGTTTTTATAGCAGATTCAAATTTCATATTAATTTGATATAAGGTGTCCTTGTCTACTTGTTTCATAACTCGATGTGTCACTTCTGAATTAATACCGTTCCAAAAAGGTTGATTTTGAATATTATTTAAAAGTGGATCAATGTTATCATAAGATAAACAACGGATAGAAAAGAGTTTCTCAGAAATTTTTTCTGAAGAGTTATAAATATAACCCTTTAAAATCACCTTGTATTTTTTTACTAAATAATAGATATTATTCTCTATTTCTACAAAGAAATCTAAACTATCAGGTTTCATGTGTCCTTCGCATGGTGTCATTTTTAACCCTTCGATTTCTTGTTCGAAATATGCATTTATCCAATTCTCAATGTATTTATCATTTTCTCCATAGAAAATATTCAAGACATCTTCTGAATTAGTTAGTAAATCCTTTTTAATTATAATTTGCATAATTTGTGATTTTATACAATTACTTGACAAAATAAAAATCTGAGATTTTTGAAAAATTTCCAAAATCCATCTTGGTGACATTTATAAAAACTGAGATAAATTTAAATGCTTTTTCTTATCTCTTTTTAATTTGACACCAGAAGATGTTGATGCTATATCAATTCTCTCAAAACTACCTGTATCAAACTGTTCTTTTATATGTTTTCTAGCTGAAGGATCCACGGAATCTCCACACCATTTTGGTGTCCAAAATTTTACAGTAAATTCACTAGTATTTGTATATGAATTTCTGTTAAATAATTCACAAAAAATTTCTCTATAATATAATTGTTCTTTTGTCATTGGTTTATTTAATGAATATTTGTCTGTTTTTATTAAAAATGTCAAATTACTATACATCGTATTACAATAATCAATAATACTATCTATCCAATTTTCCTTAACATTAGTATGATTACTTACACCATCTGAGAAAGCTTCCTTTTTTCTATATAAAATATCTTTAGGTAAATAATATTTACCATTATCATCCTTCTTATTAAATGAATCTCGTAAAACTTGTTTTTCCATTGTTTTATGGTTATTTAATTTTCCAAAAACTTTATATTTAGGTGGCATTCTCAGCATATATTTTACAAAGTCTGGGTCAGTAAATGGAACACGTACTTCCACCGAATTAGCCATACAAGTTTTATTTGCACGTAAACAATCAAAAATATGAACATCACTTACTAATTTAATAGTCTCCTTTTGAAAATCACTTTCAGATGGAGCATTACCACCATATAAATAACTCAACATCTCATCACTGAGTTCTCCAGAAAATACAACTTTAATTGAAGGAAATCTTTCTTTAACTTTTTTAATTAATAAATACATTGCTGTGCTTGCTCTGACAGTGGTTGTATCATATGTCTCAGTATACCAAATAACATCTTTAATTGATTTTAACCCTTCTTCTACAGTAAAATAAAATTCGTAATGTTCAGTACCTAAAAATTTAGCTACTTTTCTTGATGCAATTAAATCTGTTGAATTAGGCGTCATACCTATACTAAATGTTTTCACTTTTTTAGATTTATCACTAAATTTACTCACTATACTTGCTACTAAACTACTATCAAGACCACCAGACAATAATACACCAAAATCAGGAGCATTTTCACATGTAAGGTCTTCTAATTGTAACTTGACACTTCTTTCTAATTTATCCTTTAATTCATTATGAATATTCTCTATAGAACCATATTCATTACCCACTGGCTCTAACTCGTAATAATTTAAATAATAATTAGTTTTCTCAGTTAATACACTATTAGTACAGTTATCTACACTTGTATAAATATAACTTCTAGGATAAAATAATTTAATACTTGATGCATATGATATCTTATCATATGAAGTACACATGGTTAAACATTTTAATTCAGAACTAAATGCTATTTTATTCTCGTCATATCCACAATATAAAGGTGTTATTCCAATATGATCTCTAGAAATAAAGACATTATTAGTTACAGAATCATACAAAACAAATGAAAATTGACCATTAATTTTACTAAAAAATGTATCAAAGTCGTGGTCTTTTTGGACATATTTTTTATACAATGGAATAATAATTTCACAATCTGATTTTGTACATTCATATTCTAATTCTTTAGATAACTCTCTCCAATTAAAAATTTCACCGTTTATTATTAAATGAATCTTATTTTCTTCATCACTTAATGGTTGAGGCGTACCATCTCCAACAATACGCAATCTGGTATGTAATAAAATAAGTGTTTTATTATTTGGACAATTTATAACTTTATAATTTGTACTATCTGGACCTCTATGGTATAGTAATTTTGAAACTTTACTAGTAATCTCTTCAATATATTCGTCACTACAATCTTGTGTATTTTGTATACAACAAAATATACCACACATTTTGGTATATCTATTTACTTTATATTTAAATTCAATTTTAAACAATTGAATTTAAAACTAATTAAAGTATATTAATATTCATTATGACAAATTTGATTTATATTCATATAGGTAAAACCTTACCTCCATATATATATGACTCAATTTATCAAGCATTATTAGTTTCACCTAATACAAAAATTTATGTTATACTAGATGATTCTCTTATTTACTCTTTTAGAGGAACTATTGAATCATTTAATATCAACTTATACTTACAAAATCCACTACATTTTAATATGCACATTGAATGTATTCCTTTAAGTATATTACAAATACCAAAAGAATATAATCATTTCATAAATAATTTACCAGAAGAAACTAAAAATTTCAGAGACTCTTTTTGGATTTCTACAACAGCTAGATTTTTTTATATAGAATCCTTAATGGAATTATTTAAGCTAAAAAATGTTTATCATATAGAAAATGATATTATGATATATGAAAATTTAAAAGAAATTCCTGTCAATAAAAATATTATGTATATGGTTAAAGATGCACCTAATCGTGTCATTCCCTCTATTTTATACATTCCAGACTGTTCTCATTTAAATAGATTAAATAAACATATGATTAATGTACTTAAAACTTCAACATCTTTGATAAATGATATGGAACTTCTAGGTAGTTATTCATCTAATCATATTGCATATTTTCCATTTGATTTTTCTACTGACAGTCAATTTATTATGGATGGTGCTGCTATAGGTCAATATGTAGGTGGTATTGACCCAAGAAATATTCCAAATTTCAATAATAAAACAGAAATAGAACAAGATTTATTGACACTTAATAATCCTACAATTGGTTTTGTTAATGAAACATCAACATTTAAACCTAATACTATTCAAATATTTAAAAAGAGTCTACATATTAGTAATATCAAAATACCTATTGATTTATACTATGGACAAATAGACTCTGGAAACATGATTGATTTAAAACAAATTAACAATTTACATATTCATTCTAAACAGTTATATCAGTTTAGCAGCATTAATAATTTAAAATATAATGACCTCATTTCTGGGGATAGAGTTGTTTCATTGTGTGATTTTGTCCTATTAACACAAGATATTTTTAACTATCATCAAAATCTGGAACAGTTTGTTGATATCAATAAGGTCATCATTGTTAAAAATTTCCAAACTGTTAACACAAATAATTTAAACATATACTTTAAAGAACTTAGAAAGAAAACTATAAAATTGTTTATTTATACACATATTCTTGAACATTTTATCAAATATATCTTACCTAAATTAGATAAAACTATTTCATACATAATTTATTTACATAACTCTGACCATGAAGTGACAAAAAAACATATAGATATTTTAACCACATATGATTATATTGAAAAAATTTATGCACAAAATATCTCTTATTATCATCACAAAGCACAACTATTACCAATAGGTATAGCTAATTCAATGTTCAAGCATGGAGACTTAATCTCCATTTATAAGACTATGTCAGAAACATATTATAAAACTAAACATAAAGGTCTTTATATTAATATTAACCCAGCTACTTACCCTTATAGACATACAGTATTACAAGAAATAAAACAAAGACCTGATGATTTCATTATTTCTTCAGGTAAACCTTACAAAGAATATTTAGAAGAACTTTCTAAACATAGATTTTGTTTATGTGTTAGAGGTAATGGGATTGCGTGTCACCGTGAATGGGAAAGTCTTTATTTAGGAGTTATTCCAGTTATCATAAATAATCAATATACTAATACAAATGCTTATGTTAAATATTTAAAAGAGATAGGTATACCATTCTATGAAATAAAAGAAGATACTTTAGATAAATATTCGGATGACTTTTTTAATGAAGAACTTTATAAAAAAATTATGTCAAACCATCAATCTAGTATTTTCAGCGTACAATCTTTGAAACTTCAATATTATAAATAAGTTATTCATGTATTTATCTATTTATCTATTCATGTATTTATCTATTTATCTCTCTTAATTTAAATATGTTATTATCTATTTAAATTAAATACTAGTAGTTAAAGCTCTAAATTTAAGAGTTGTTGATAACCAATCAGGTGTATTGGATGATGTATATTGTATCTGTCCAGTATTTGTAATATAAAATTTAAATTTTGAATTATCTCCTATAAATCCTGTATTTATAACCCAACCATCTGTACTATTTTTAATACCTTTAATTTCATACCCTGAATTTAATTCACCAGTAAGTGTTACAATACATACTGATACAAATGCATGAAAATATCTAACAATTGTATTATCGAAATAAAATCCAGTAATATCAGTTCTTAAACTTTGATTATTATTAGCTAAGAATGCTTTTTCCTTAAATATATCACCAGCAGACGGTGTCATATTTATATTTTGAACATATAAATCTCCACCAAGATATAAAGATTTTTTTATACCTACACCACCATTAACAGTTAATCCTCCACCTGATGTAACAGATATAGCATCACTGGTATTATCAATTGAGATACCGCCATATAAAACTACAGAACCTTGAGTAGAGTTAATACTAGGTGATGTATTTGTAATAGTTAATGAACCAAAAGTATTAAAATTGCTTTGTAAATTATCTATTTGATTATTAGATACTTTAAGATTGGATATAGTAGAATATGTACTAAATAAACTACCAATAGTACTTAATAATACATTAGAACTCGTGCAATTTAAATTCGATACATTTAAAATACCAATAGATGATGTAGTAACATTAAAATAAGAACCTGTCATACTACCAAATGTAACATTCGTTAGTTTACAATTTGTCGCAGTAATATTAGTAGATAACAAGTTATCTATCGTACTTGTAACTGACGATAAATTTGTATTGTTTAAAGTTGTAGCATTCAACGTTGTAACATATACTGTATTACCATTTAATGTATTATAATTAATATTAGGACAATTTAAAGTTGATGCAGTTATATTAATTGCAAGCAAATTGGTTAAAGTTGAATTACTACAACTTATATTTGATGATAAAATAGAATTAGATGTTATATTAGTATTAGATAGATGTGTTAATAATGCATTTGAAGATGTTATATACGTATTAAAAATATTAGCTATAGTTGAGTCAACAATATATATTGTACCAGATGTAATAGTAGAACTAGCTATAGTATTACCAACTAAAAGACTTTTTCTAATACTACTACCACCGTTTACAGTTAATGCACCTCCAGATGTTACACTAGTTACATCTTCACTACAATTGATTGATATACCACCATAATTGATTAAACTACCTACAGTTGATGTTAAAGACGGTGTAGTATCATAAATATTTAAATAACGTAATGAACCACTTGTATAAGTCATACTACTACCAACTAAATGACTCATTGTTCCAGAAATACTTGAAATATTCGATGACGATATATTTGGAACATATAATGTATATCCTATATACACATCTTTTGCTATACTAGCTCCACCAGCTACAGTTAATCCACCACCACTAGTAATACTAGTAGCATTTTCTATAATATCTATGGAAACCCCACCATAACTTATTAACGTGCCAGTAGAAGAATTAAATGATGGAATTGTTCCAGTAATATTTAAAATACCAGTTGTAATATTACTTGCCAATGCATTAATTGTATCTATATTTGCTGATGTTACATTAGTGACTTTAAGATTAGATGTTGATAAATCTGTTGTTAAAATATTACTCGATGTTAAATTACTAATATTACCATTACTAATATTAACTGATGAAATAGTTGCGTTTGTAATAAAACTATTAGTAGTTGTTTGATTAATACTTCGCAAATTATAAGTAACAAGGTTTGCAGTACTGATATAAGTAGAATTTATATTGGTACTAGTTAAATTAGTTGAATCTAAATTTGATGAAGTTAAATTAGTAGTAAGTATATTTGTACCTATAATACTACCATATGTTCCATTTGTCATCAATAAATTTGTAATTGTTGCAAATCCACTAAGAACATTAGCAGTACTTAAGTTAGTAACAACATTGTTAAATTGAAAATTATTAATAACACTTAAATTGCCAACTGTTAACACATCTATACTTCCTTGACTAGCTGATATAAAACTAATATTTGCTACACTAGAATATAAATTATTAATTGATGAATTTATTACTTGTTCATTTGTAATTAATACATTAGATAAAGTTCCAGTTACTAAATTTAAATTAGATATAGAAGATGAGATTGACTTTAAATCTGTTGACACCAATGAAGAAGATGAAATGTTAGTAGTAATAAAATTACTAGATGTTAAACTAGGAATATTACCATTTTGTGCATATAAATTATTAGTTGTAATATTACTTATATTACCAGAACCAATTGTAGCATTATTAATATTAGCTAAATTAGCAAATATAGTTTTTTCAATACTAGCTCCACCAGCTACAGTTAACGCACCACCAGATGTTATACTTACCGCGTCTGTTGTATTTTGAATAGATAAACCACCTAATGTAATCAAAGAACCATGACTATTATCAATACTATTTGATGTATTGTATAATGTCAAAATACCACCAATATTTACATTTTTAAATATACTAGCACTTCCATCTACAATAAGACTCCCAAAACTTAGATTACTACTATTATCAGTATTATGAATATAAAATGCTCCATAATACCTTGAATCTTTTAATACTGATATACCTCCATTAACTATTAGGGCGGCTGTACTGATATTTAAACTAGGTTCTGTAGATGTTACAATAATTTTTCCAGACGCAAAAATACTATCTTCAAGAATAACACCCGGTGATGCAATGTCATATTCTTTTATAGTATTTACGAATAAAGTTCCTGATGCTTGAATAGAACCGTCTTCAGTATTATCACAATTTGCCACCACTGTAATATTTGTGAATTCGGTTCCATGTAAAAATCTATTACCCGTGTTTGACATTACACTAATCTATTAATATTTAAGAATTTATTTATAGATTCTGGACACATTCGATATTAAAACTTATTTAAACATATATGTATATTTCTGATAGAATGTTATTTAAAGATTTTAGTTACAAAATTCTATTTTTACCTTTTATAAGAATCTATAGTTATAGTATCTTGATAGCAATAATATCATCTTATTTTATAGCATATGAAAGTAAATATATGTTAACATTATTTGAAAAAAACAACTTTCCTTTAATAAATATATTTTTTATAACTCTATCGACATTAATATTTGGAACACGTTCTGGTTTATATAACTATATACGTCATACTATGTATATAAATACAGTGCGTTTTTTATTTAAAAACATTTGTTTACAAAATCTAGATTACTGGGATAATTATATTCATCGTAATGAATTATTAACATGTATGGTATCAGATATAACTATTTTTGTTAATGTTTTAAGTAGAGCTTTTAATCTAATTTTAAAATCTACTTTAACATCTTTATTTATTGGAATTACTTTATTACATCTTAATTTTTATTATTTTGTATTTGGTTTTGTACTTTGTATTGTACGGTCATATCTATTAGAACATTTTGCTAGAGGATGGGAAAATAGTAATGATAAGGTAAATATTGTTAAAAGAGAATTAGAATCACATATAACAGATTTTATTAAAAATAATAATGGGTTTCAATTATGCGGTGTTAATAGAACTTATACGCATATAATAGATACTGTTTTAAGAGATTATAATAATTATGGAAAATACGAATCATATATGTATAGTATATTTATGTTATTATTTAATGGTGTTGTTAAATTTATAGATATAGGATTTTATTTAATACGTGAAAATAATGAATCATTATTGCATATCCAAATCATTATATCTTATTTTAAAATATTGTCAGATGCAATTCAAAATATAGCTGATGTTCATAAAGATTTTACAAGACACAAAAGAAGTATAAATAATGTATTAAAATATATTAAGCTAGCTCCTGAAATTTACAATATACAACCTCATTATACTACGTTGTCTAAAATAAATCTTGAACCAAGAATAGATTTTAAAAATGTAACATTTAGATATAAAGCTCGTGGTGAATATATTTTTAAACATTTAAATAAAACAATATATTTTAAGGATAAAATAGCTATTATTGGAGAATCTGGTAAGGGTAAAAGTACACTATTTAAATTATTAAAAGGGCTGTATACTCCCCAAGATGGATATGTATTAATTAATAATAAAGATGTTACAACTATGGATACATTCAAATTAAATAAAATAATATCTGTTATACCACAAGAACCCGTTATTTTAATTGATAAAACATTAAGAGAGAATATTCAATTATTTACGTATAAACCTAGTTTATCAGATAAAGAAATAAAACAAATGTTAACAAAGGTTGAATTAACTGGATTAATTTCACAGTTAGACAATAAAATTGTTAATTTATCCGGTGGACAAAAACAAAGACTTTCAATTGCTAGAGCCCTCTTATCTAAAACTCCTATATTATTATTAGACGAGCCTTTTTCTGCTTTAAATCAGTCTCTAAGAACAAACTTATATAATTTGATAATGAAGATTGCATGTAATAAAACTATTATTATGATTACTCATGACACATATTATTTAGATGAAGATATATGGTCTATTTGGAAAATTTAAATTTATTTAAATTATCGATTCAATTTGACAATTATTTACTTCCTCCTGGGATTTTTGATTTTCTCGAGACAAAAGTAAGTCCACTCCCTCCCAAAATTTAATCGATAAATATTAATTTATATAAAAATATACAATGTTTATGGACTAAAAACATAATATTGTAAAAATACACAGGAGTGAATTTTGGGAGGGGACTCTCTTTTTTTTGTGTTTTTTTGATTTTTGGACCCCCCAGATCCAAAAATTTTTTGACAAAAGTATGATCAAAACTGTTTTTTTAATTTTCAAAAAAATTGACCCTCAAAATCAAAAAAAATGCCAAAAAAAGAGAGTCCCCTCCCAAAATTCACTCCCAAGTTTAAACGATGAAAATATAATTTTATAAAATAATTTAAAAATGTATCGATAAAACACGTGTGTATAAAAATATATTGGGAGGGAGGTCAAAATATCGTTATTTTAATAAATTTTAAATATTTATATAACATAATAAAAGGTAATGTCCACTTGTAATTTTTGTAAGTCATCATTTACTCGAAAAGATAATCTTATAAAACATTTAAAAAATAATAAATGCGAGGTGGCTAAAACAATGACGGTCTTAGACTATCATAATAAAATTGAAGAACTTAAGCAAGGTTTAAATATTAATGGTAATAATAATCATCATATATCTGTAAATAGTAACAATAATATAACAAACAATATTAATTTCAATATTCAAATTCAACCTATTACAAGATTATCTATTGAACATATTTCACCTGACCGCATGAAACAGGTTATTGAATCTTATGATACTGATAAAACTAAACTTAATTACTTGTTAACAGAATATTTAAATGGTGTTTTATGCGACCAAGAACATCCAGAAAATCATGCTGTGAAATATACCAAAAAATATCCACCAACATTCAATTCTATCACAGAAGATTCTGATGGTAATACAATTAGTGTTATTAAAGGTTTAAAAGATACATGTGAATTGTTAAGTGACCCTGTGTTAGATGTATTAAAGACAAAATTAGCAGAATGTATAAAAAAGTATAAAAAAGAAGATGATACAAATTATGATTATTCATTGTATGAGGATGCAATAAAAGAATTACGTAAGGAATTAAAAAAAGATAATATTAAAAAAGTATTATCAAATTTTCTGAAAAATGATTTGATAAATAATATAGAAATGAAATTAAGTATGAGCAGTGAAAAGATATTTTCTTGAATTATTTGGTCAATTCCAAAAACTTTTTATATTAATTAATAATATAAAAAAACTATGAGTAGTCCATTATACTTTAATCAAGGTGTTATCGTTCTCGACTCAACTCCAACTACTAGTGCGACAAACGGCTCGTTCCAAGTGTTTGGTATGGGTGTAAGTGGTAATCTCTATGCTGACTTTGCCAATATCACAAATGCTCAAAGCACTAATACATCAATTACTAATTTACGTTTAACTAGCGGTACATTAGGTAACTCTGTTGTTACAAACTTAGATGCAACTAATTTATCTGTTTCTAGTTTATCTTTATCTAATCAACTTAACTTAAATGATTTAAGTGTAGCTGTTAGTAGTACTTTAGCTAATGCTGTGATTACATCATCCACGTTATCTAACTCAGTAGCAACTAATGTTACAAGTTCTACATTAACTGTCACTGGTCTTTCAGCTCTAGGAACAGTGACTTCATCTAGCGAAACCACTGGTGTCTTGATTGCCACTACTGGTGCTACTACCTCTACTCTTCGAGTTACTGGTCTTTCTACTCTCACAACTGCTACTGCAACTAATGTATCTGCAACGACTCTTGACCTCTCAACTGGTGCTACCACAGCTGCTCTCAATGTAACTGGTCTATCTACTCTTCAAAACGTCACTGCTACCAATGAGACTCTTGCAGTTCTTATTGCAACTACTGGTGCTACTACTGCTACTCTTAAGGTTACTGGAGCTTCTACTCTTGCAACTGCTACTGCAACTAATGTATCTGCAACGACTCTTGACCTCTCAACTGGTGCTACCACAGCTGCTCTCAATGTAACTGGCTTATCTACCCTTCAAAACGTCACTGCTACCAATGAGACTCTTGCAGTTCTTATTGCAACTACTGGTATCACTACAGCATCTCTTAATGTAACTGGAGCTTCAACTCTCCAGACTGTAACTGCTACAACTGTCACTGCTTCAAGTTTACTTGCTACAACAAGCATCAGCACTGCAACTGCTAATGCCAATCTTGGTACTTTCAATACTGTTAATACTTCATTACTTACAGCCACTACTATTAGCGGCGGAAGTATCAGTCTTTCTGGAGATTTAAATGTTGCAGGTACTTTAACAGTAGTTAATATTACTTCCACTAACTTAGTTGATACTAATGTCTCAGCTGGTGTTGTATTAGTAAGCACTGCCTTCTCCGCAGTTGGTGGTTCAAACACTCTTGCTAACTTATTCACTACTAATGGTAATGTTGGTATTGCTACAACTTCTCCAGGTGCAACTCTTGATGTTACTGGAACTTTACGTGCAACCACTAGTGTTACAACTGGTGCCTTATACTCAACCAACCTTACATCTACCAACATTGTAGGAACAACTATTAGCTCTGGTACTTTAGTAGCCACTACATTAATAAGCTCTGCCAACTTAGCAGGTGCAAACATTACTACAACTAATCTATTAAATACTAATGCTACTCTTACAAACTTAGTATTAACTAATGGATTACAAACTAATAACACCTTAACTAATGTTGTTAATACTGCATTAACTTCATCAAGTGCAGTTGTTACTGCTGGAACCGTTGGAAATCTTTTCAGTACCAACATTACATCATCAACTCTTAATGCAGTTGGTATAACTACTGGAACTATCAATGTAACTGGTGCATCCACTCTTCAAAATGTTACTGCTACAAACCAGACTCTTGCAGTTCTTATCGCAACAACTGGTGCTACTGCTGCTGCATTAAATGTTACAGGAACTGCTACTCTATCTGCTGTTACTTCCGGAAATCTTTCAGCTGTACTTGCTACAATTCCTAACTTATTAACTACCAATATCAGCTCATCCAGCCTTATTGTTAACGGAATTGACTGTACTCCAAATACTGGTGATATTGTCAAGGAGGTTACATTTACTGCTGGTAACAATGTTACTGCTGCATCAGCTGTTACTGGTCTATCCTTTGCTAATGCTTCAGTTAGAGGTTTCAGTGCTGACTTATCTGTTACCTTACTTGCTACTGCTGGTAACAAATATGCTCTATACAATATCCGAGGTGTACAAAATTCCACAGGATGGTTAATTAACAGTAGCTTCATTGGTGACAATACCGGAGTTACTTTCAGCATTAATACTGCTGGTAATGTATTGTACACAAGCACAAACGTTCCAAGTTTCGTTTCTAATACTATTAAATTCGAAGCTCAAACATTAAGCGTTTAATTAACTTTAATTTAAGTTTAATTAGATTAATTTAAAAAATTAATCTAGTCTTTATATTTATATATGAGTACAAAAGAACTAATTGAAGAGGCTAATAAACTATTAGCAAGCAATTGGGAGGACCATGAAAAAGAATTAGTTAAAAGAATGATTGATTCATTAGTAGCATATAAATCACTTATACCTAAAAGCCTAAAACAAGATGTTAAAGCTATGCTACAAATGGCTAATAGAATAAAAGCTGAATATGATATGTTGTTAGAAAAATATAAAAGTGAACATAAAGAAGATAATGAAGATAACGAAGAAAGTGACGAAAAGCTTGATAACGATATCGAAATTATTTGATTAACGATATCGAAATTATTTGATTAACGATATCGAAATTATTTGATTAACGATATCGAAATTATTTGATTAACGATATCGAAATTAAAAAAAATCATGTTTATCTGAATCAATACTTTCTTGGTAATATTCACCTTCACAAGAATTATGTTCACTAATACTTTCACTAATCTTACCATCAGGGTCATCAATAATAGAGTATTCAATTAATCTATCATCAATAAAGACTTTAGCCTGTTCTAGTACCATGTTGTAACTAAATTTATTTTGTAAGAATTGTATATTTGCTATTTTAATTAAGCAAATGATGTCAATATCATCATTTGAAAGTTTAATATCATTATGTTGAATAATAGTTTTATACCTATTAAAATACATAGTATTTTTAGTTAATGTTAATTTTAATGAGTTAGTAGAATCTTTTGTAAGTGGAGATACTAAACTATTCATAATTTTATTCATGGTGAATTTCTTACCATTGAACCATTTTTCAGAATATTCATGAACGTTATTAATAATATATTCTTCAAGTGGTTTGATTAAATATGTTATTATTTCTTCATTAATTTCTATAATCATTTTGTTTGTATCACAACTCTTAATTTTAGTTTTGGGTAGTTGAATAACTAATGGATTATTTCTGTAATACATATCTATAAAATGTGTGAATGTATCTTTCTTAAATTCTAATGTAGCTTCCTTACATAATTTTTTATAAGGAGTGTCACTAAATCTAATTTTATTGATATCTAAATAGTTATTACTATTAACATCTTTAATATTATCAGGTAAAATATATACTAATGTTTTCATTGTTTTCTAAATTAAAGTAAATAATTAATTTACTTTGATTTAACGAAAAGTTTTAACAAACTACGTATTCATCTCTTATTTTTGATACCATGGCTTCTCTAGATGGTGTTTCATACATTCTAATCACCTTTTTAACATTTTCTGTATTTTTAATGAAAAAATAAATTTCTTCTAACCAATAATATATCAATTTATGAGTTACAATTGCTAGAGTTATTATCAAGTCATTAATATTGAATATTATTAAGAAATAGACTAGTAAACTTGTTATAATATTTTTTAAATTTAATTTAGATAAATAAACTCCAACACTCATAAGCAATACACATACCCATACCCCGGATAAATAAATTGTAATAAGTTTAAGTACAGATACTATAGAATACAAAGAAAAGAATTGGAAAAGTATCATTTGACTATTTACCCAAAATGATCCAGAAAATGATGAAAATATTTCATATTTATTAACAACTAATACAAAGAATGCATTAACAACCTCTAATTTTTCTAACTCTCTCCACCTTTTTTCTTTGATAATTATATTAACTAAGTATATCGCATCACCTAATGGAATAACATTATATAAATAACCTACATTGTAATAGTAAGCCATTTTTATACCTTTATAATAATAATATGTACTATCATAACTACGTAAAACGTTTAGTAATGAAATAAATAGACAATTATTAATAATTTTCCATACAAACTCAATAGATAATAGTTTATATATAATGAATATATGATAGTTTTGAATTTTCTCTATTTGTGGATGTAATTGTTGAACAAAATGTACAGACATTTTTGATATACTATATCTTATAAAGATATCCTTGTGTTCTAAATATTCATCAACATGTCTACCTATAAAACGAAAACTAAGTAAGCTATTTTGAATAGACGGCAATACAATTGGTAATATCAGTAAATAACTATATCTGTTTTCTTGATAAAAATAATTAATACCATTATAACCAATATAAATCAATAGGTAAAACAAATATCTATCTAAAGTTGATAATTTGTATAAAGAATTATATTTATCAACTATTTCTTCATTATAAACCATGATAGCTCGTTTACTTAATTTACGTGAACTCAATTTTAATATTAAAAATTCCCTTAAAAAATGTATACTGCATACAACACTATCTACTAATAATAATGATTCCATTAATGTGAATCTATTATATAAACTTACTAAACTCTGTGACGTTAAAACCTCATTTAAAGTATTTTTATAATGTAGAACTGTGTTTGTAATTTGGTAACGATTATTAGTTTCTTCTATCAAAGTATAATAGTTTTCTACAGGAATAACTTGTTTTACAATATTTAAAGTATATACTAGTGTATTATTTAAAATAGATGTAATATTTGTAGCTATATATTTAAGCATCGTCTTAATTATATAACAGATAATTAATTTTAAATCTAAACATCATATTTAAGTCTTTTTTGGTTTATTTGAACTTACTCCACGTCCCTGGTCCATATGATATCCGCCTTGATATACATTAGGGCCTGTAAATACGTAATCATATATTTTAGATGGCATGTTTCGCTCATCAAATTGTAAATCTAATTCAGGTTTATATCTATAAATTATTTGCGGAGGTGGCGGGGGTGGTGGAACAGGACATTTTCCTATAAAATTTGCAAACCATATAGATACACATGATATTAACAGTATAATTACTATAAAATCCGAAAGTTGCATTATTATATTAATATAATCAATTAAAAAAGTTTTTTTAAAAAAGTAAGTTATCTATAGCATTTTTTTTTATAATATATTAACATAATCTATTATAAATGAGGTATTTATCAAAATTGTTTAAATGTTTAAAACGTAATTTTCATTCAAAAAAAATGAACACATTACTTACTTATAATCTTGTAAACGATAATAAATTACATAAGATTTTAAAGCACGAAACACATCGCCAATTAACAAGTTTAGAATTAATTGCATCTGAAAATTTTACTTCTAGGTCAGTATTAGAAGCAAATGGAACTATATTTACAAATAAATATTCTGAAGGTTATCCACGTAAGAGGTATTATGGTGGTAATGAATTTATTGATGAATTAGAAGAATTATGCCAAGAACGTGCGTTACAAGCATTTGGATTAGATAATAAAGAATGGGGTGTTAATGTACAAAGTTATAGTGGTAGTACAGCTAATTTTGCTGTTTATACTGGACTATTAAAGCCAGGTGATAGACTAATGGGTTTAGATTTACCTTCAGGTGGACATTTAACACATGGATATGCTACGCCTACAAAGAAAATTTCTAATAGTGCTATTTATTTTGAATCAAAGCCTTACATTGTTGGTAAAGATTTTTATATTGATTTTGATGACTTGGAGAAAAGAGCAGAAGACTTTAAACCCCATTTATTAATTGTTGGTGCTAGTGCTTATCCAAGAGATTTTGATTATAGTAAATTTAGAAATATAGCTGACAAACATAATTCTTATTTAATGGCTGATATAGCCCATATTAGTGGATTAGTAGCTTCAAAATTATTAAATAATCCGTTTGAATATTGTGACGTTGTTACAACTACTACACATAAAACATTAAGAGGTCCTCGTGCTGCTCTTATATTTTATAAAAAACATTTGAAAGATAGAATTGATTTTGCAGTTTTTCCAAGTAGTCAAGGAGGCCCTCATAATAATACAATAGCTGCAGTTGCATCAGCCTTATACCAAGTTAATACACCAGAATTTGTTAAATATTCTAAACAAGTTATTAAGAATGCTAAATTTTTATCAGATGCTCTTGAACATCACGGTTTTGATATTGTTACGGGTGGGACCGATAATCATATTGTATTAGTAAATTTAAAAAGTAAAGGAATAACTGGAAGTAAATTTGAAAAATTAGCAGAAATGTGTAATGTATCAGTTAATAAAAATACTATTGCAACAGATAAATCAGCTTTAAATCCATCAGGTATACGTTTAGGTACTCCGGCTATGACAACTAGAGGATTTGTTGAAAAGGATTTTCAATATGTCGCTAATATTATTAATGATATTACTAATTTAGCTATTAAAATTCAAGAAAAATCCCCAAGTCCTAAATTAATAGATTTTATGAAAACTGCTGAAACTTATATTATGGAATTACATATTATAAGAAATAATGTTGATAAATTTTGTTCTAAATTTCCATTGCCTCAATGAATTTGTTTATGAGCAATTTCATATAAATAATCATATAGCAACTCAGCCACCTTATACCAACTATAGTCTTTTTCGATATAAGACT